CATAAATATCGGCTGGGTTTCCTGTATTGACTGAATTTCTGCCGATTATGATATTGTTCGCTGAACTAAAGTTTCCGTTAGTAGTTCGTGCTTGAGTACTACCAACTTGCACCATACTACCAACCTCACCAAAGAACGCTTTCATCTCACCACTATCGCTTGAACCACTAACCTTTAATACCGCTTCGTACCAAACAGAAGTACTTGCACTTATTGTATGCGTCACTACATCGTACTCTGAATCAGAGTTCTGCACTTCAAAGTCCACTCGTGTAACTGAAGCAGTATAACGTATCGTACAATACTTTGCAAAGCTAGTATCTTGGAATGCTATAAGCATCTTATTCGCACCACCAGTCGCTTTAAGTTGGAATTTGACATACAGTGTTATTTCAGTATCACTCGCACTCGGTGCTACGCCTGAATCAACATAATCGTTCACACCGTCGAATCCGTATGATTCACCTGTGTCACCTGTTTGTCCAGTAGTCGCACCGTTATTTGTACCGTTATTCCCAGCACTTGAGAGGTCATCAGGGTTACTTCCTGTATTATCAGCGTCATCGAATGAGTACCAGAAGTAGTTACCAGTGTTCAATTCTGAATCGTCACCGATAAATCCGCCACCACCAGCTACTCTAAGTCTTGCAATTGATTGAAAACTTTGTATAGTACTAAGCATCTCTAAGCCCCACCATCTGTCCAACCGTTTGTGCTAGCGTGCCAACCAGTTGCGTCGTAATATGTTAATACAGCAATATCTCCTGCTGTTGATAAGTTTGTAATCTTGTCACCGTCATCAAGTGCTGTGCCATCCAAGTAAATTAAATCACTTGCATTAGGGTCTACACTAACCGCTACTGCACCAATAGTAATGACTGTTAAGCTCATACCATCTTCCACTGCTGGAAGCGTAAGCGTTGCTGCACCTGTTACATAATACACCGCACCGAAGCACTCTGTGTTGGTTAATGTATGACTCGTTGCGTGTGATTCAGTAAAGATACCGCCTGAAATGTCACCTGAAACTGTTAAATCTCCACTAGGTATTGTAACATTACTTGTTGAATCAATTTCAAGTGCTGCGTTTCCTGCTGCATTATTAAAAATATTAAACTCGTTTGTTTCACTTACATCTGAAAAGATAGACCATTTGTTTGTACCGCTAACCGCTAAATGTAACACTGGGTCAACTGGTGAGTCTAAGAATAATTTAGCCTGACCAGTACTCGTGGATTTAATCTTAGCAAACGAATTAGCCGCATCTTCTATTTGGAAATATGTGTCAGTATCTAATGAACTTGCATCATTCACTAATATTCCAGGTGCAGTTAAGTTACCTGCTGGTATTGTGATATTCTGTGAAGTATCAATCGTCAGAGCATCAGCACCGTTGACATAAGTAAAAAATTCACCAGTTGTTCGAGTGCCAATATACGCTTGGGCAGTTCCATCAAGGTCTAGTCTAATTTGCGTTACGTCACCAGATGCTGAACTACCGTCAAGATGTAATCTTCCGATTGTATCGTTGGATTCTGCTTTAAGAATTGCTGCACCTGATGTCGCTGTTGTAGTAATTGCACCAGTTGAATCAATAGTACCTGTAAGATTAACATTACCTGTGCCAGTAATATCGTTACTGTTTAGATCTAAATTACCACCAAGTTGTGGTGTAGTGTCCTCTACTACATTTGCAAGATACGTTCCAAAATCACTAATTTGTGATTCAGTTATAGAAACATCTGCTTGTAAATTTGCCCAAGTAATCTTCTTTGTTTCAACTGCTGATGTATCAACAACTGGTAATACATCAGTTGCGTCTAAGTCTGTAATTTCTGTTAATGCACTAATTTTCGTGTCTGTCATTATGGTAATCTCCTGAAGTTACGCATATTAAATCTAATCTGCATAATTCTCTGAAATATGTTTAAAGGTGATTGATAAGGTGCTGGTGAGTTATCCAGTATTTGGAAATCATACAAAACGCCAATTAAGTCAGTCTTTGCATAATCCTTGAAAGCGTTCTCAACTTGTCGTGCTAAGTATCGAGTTACATCAGGACCACTAAACGATTCACCGCTAACCTCACAAAGTAAGTCTTTATACGATAATACATCAATCTGAAACACTACTGTATCGTAAGTGTTTGATTGGTCGCCTACTTCTTCAAAGCCACTTGTTTTTGATATTTGCCAACTACCAATACGTGGGAAGTTGTTTTTACTTAAATCAACTCGTGGTAAATCTGGATATATCCAGTTAGAACCTTTCTTAAAACTAACAACAATATTATCTGTGCCACTCGCTGGAGCTGTTGCAAACTTAATCTTTTTGTTGTCTAAGTCAATATTATATGCTGTATAAGGAATTTGTGTTACGCCATCAACAACAACCGAAACAATACACTCTGGTTGTTCTGTTAATGTAAATTCTGTGTCTGATGCGTTACCTGAGAAGTTTTGTGTATCCGCTGTCATTCGATTAGATAAACCAGTACGTGTTACTTCGTCAACTCTCGCTCTGAGAAAATTGTATATAACTTCTTCTGGTTCGCTAAAATAAATTTTAATCACCGCTTGGATTTTAAAGAGACACTTGTCTCATAGATAATAAATAAGTTTACTTATATTTAAATAATTTCTATGATAGTGTTAAAAACACCAAGTTTTGTAGTTCACTATATTTGTAATAACTGTTCTTTGAACATCAAACATAACAGCGAGTTCCCTATGAAAATATTTACCAGTTTTGTGTAGATGTCTAATTCTTGCAACATCCGCTTCACAAAGTTTTACATTAGGAGCATTTTCAAGTTTTTGGCATTTTAAACCAATTGTAAATGCGTGTTTATTATTCTCTGAATGAGTACACCATTCAAGATTATCAATTAAATTATTTAACTTGTTGCCATCTTTATGATTAACACAGCGTTTATTGTCTGGATTAGGAATAAACGCAATAGCCATTAATCTATGAATAGTGTAATGTTTCCCTTTTCCGTTTTTATACAAAACAACGTATTTATACCCTCTGGTATCAATATCAGATTTTAATATTCGTTCTTTGCCAAATTTCAAACTTTTTACTTGGCAATCATCACTAATCAAATAATCATCCCAAAGTGCTTCCCATATAACCATAGTATGATATATACTAATATTATTTATAAAAGTTATTAAGAAAACGCCTTTTTCGCCAAATCATCCATTACAATAGGGTTATACAACACTTTACGGATAAAAGCGAATGGCTGAGCTCCCCGAGGAAAGTTCTTGCGTAGGTTTGCTGGTAAATCTTTCTTTTTAGGGTCTGGGTTAGCTGGGTAACTTTCTTCACCGTATCTACTCCAATACTCGTAAGTACCAAACTCCAAATAAATCATATAATCCTGAGTGTTTTCAATAGTGAGTTCTCTACCGTTAAACGAAGCAAACCAACCCTGCAACAACTGACCGTTTTCAATCAATCGCATATTACGGATGTTCTCTTTAATCTGATTTATTATCAACTCACCAAGAATAAACATACGCTGGTTCAATTCTTCCTCAGAAAAGCCACCATTCAGATTAAGTGTTAAGTTTACAGCTACCATTATGGACTTCGCCTACATACCCAACCTTGATAGATTAAACTGCCGTTAGTCTGTTCTGCTTCCACTTGTTGACGTAAACGCCAAGTAATACCGTCAACAATAATCTCGTCGCCTACGCTTATTGTGTGATTATAAACAGTATAAAAGATTGCATCACCAGTCTTTGCATAACCTATCTCAATTAGTTCACGTAGGATCTTAAAGTCAAACTGTAAGTCGCCAATAATAGTTGTGTCAGTTGATGATTGACCAGTTAAACGACCTGCTGAATTGTAGGTGTTTGTATTAACTCGCCAAGTTATATCGTTACGCCCGAACTTATCAAACCACTCAAGTGATTTAGCCCGTTGTAAACTTGCAAAGTCTGATGCTCCTCTAGTTGTTACCATTGTTTAACACGCAAACAAGGATTCGCCAACTCTCGGTAGTAAAGCGTCAATACGTGCCTGGAACTGATTAACCGTTTCACGAACATTAACATATACTTCACCAATACCAACTGTTTTACGACCAAGTGTGAAGCTTGTCGCATCATCGAATGAACCACCAGTGATTGATGCGAATACACGTAACGCAACAACTAAATCAGTGAGTTCCTGAACGTCTGCTGGTACTGAGGAATATCCGTGCCTATAATCAACTCGAATATTACGTTTACCGTTTGGCAACCTTGTTGTAATTATAATTCTTCCGTCGCTATTGAACGAAAGCTGATACAATGGTATATCTCGCTCGATTGTTGAATCTTGGTCAAGATATACCATATTAATCAAAGCTTCTGTGGAATATGTGCTGTTCGCTACAATTCTCACAAAGTATAAACTACTGCTACCATTAACAGTGGTTTTTTGCCAATCCTGGAGTGAACCCCAAGATAGCTTACCACCTGTCTCGAAATTCAAGACACCTGTGGCACTTTCAGTCGCACTTATAGCAACCCAAGAACTTCCGTTATAATATTCAATAGTATTAGTTCCACCAGTTACACCGTTAGTGTAAAGTAGAGTATGAATTGCCAGAAACTTTCGTGAACTGCCAATATACAAGTAATCGTTTGCTGCAGTCGTATCTGCAAACGGTTGGAAACCTGTTCCGCCTGATGCGTTGATTGAAGACGTTACATCAGTATAAGCTGTGCCAACTGAATCGTAACGCTGTGCGTTAATAATAGATTGATTTTGTGAAAGTACAAAGAACCCAGTGATTGAATTAACACCACGATTTAATAGTTTAAGTTCTTCGTAATCGTCGTGGTCACGAATGTACGGTTCGTCTGTTGTTGGGTAACGCTGTTCCCATTCCCAGTCGAAGAAGTTAGTTGACGATTTTTCTACTCCCCAGTAATTGCCTGTCATCTTATCGACTTCAAGCTCTGCTGCGGATAAATATGTATTCAAAAGTGTGTCAGATGCTTTCGGGGAATGTGTATAAGAAATATAAAGTAGGTTAGTGCCAAGCTCAGTAATACCACCAGCAGTTAATAATACTGTCCCTGCATCCTTATCTAAAGTGTAATGTGTCGTTTCTGTTAATGCTGTAAGACTGTTTGAACCGTCTGCTCCATAAGAAAGACTGTAAGAACTAGCAATAACATTACCATTATCCAGATCGAAAGAATCCTCACTATTATCACCAGTGCCAAGTAGTTCGTTCTGAACATCAACACCAATTCCAGTGGTTCTAACAATACTGAGTGTGCTAGTGTACGCCATTTATTTATTTGTTCCAAAACTTCTTTGTAGTTTTCTTTGTTGCTTTTTTGGCAACTTTCTTCTTTACTACTTTCTTTTTTACTGGTTCTTCTTTTACTGCTTCCAGCTTTGGATGTCGTTCAAACTTCTCAGGAAGGTCAACTATTTCGCCCTTCTTGATACTTCTAATATCCTGTGCTGCAAACTTAAAGAAGAAGTCTGCTGTTGCTTTAAATTTCATTGTTCACCTAAGCTGTTTTAATTTGAATGATTCTAGTTTGACCGCCTTGATTAGCTGTCAAAAATATATCACCTGATGCAACAGTGAAAGCTGCTTCAACCTTAGTTTTAATTGTAGCATCTGAGTCTGTTGCTGAAATTGTAATTGCTGTTGTATCGCCTGCTGCCATTTTTTTATTTACCTATTAAAAACCCCGAAGGGAAAAAAGGAAACAATTAGTTTCCTAAGTTACCGTACAATACTAAAGTACAAGCTACGTCTGAACCACCTGCAACATTGATTGTTACAGTTCCTGTGCCTGCAGTTACAACATTAATTGCTGCATCTGAGTCATCGTTCTTAGAAACAACAGCGTGATTTATTACGCTGAATTTCTGTGACGTATATGTTTCACCATCGCTAACGTCTAGTTGCACTACCTCATAGTTTGGGTCTGCGTTTACTAGACGGTAATTAACTGTTGCTGCTGCCATAGTTAATTACCTCTAAAGCCCTGAAATTACTAAAGTTCCAGTTAATGTCGGTGTTGATACATTACCAATTGTTACTACGCCAGTTGACGTGTTCCAACTTGGTTTTTCATCAGTAGACGCTGAACCTGCTGATTGGTAAAATTCTGCTGCCAGAATTGTACTAAAAACAGTTCCTCGACCGTCTGCTGCATCCATATTAGTATCGTATGTGTCGCCAGTTGTTGGTGTGCTACCCAGTTCAAGAGTAACTACCTTAATGTCGCCATTCCAACTGTTGTATGTGTTGCTTACTGTTACTGCTGCCATTTTAATTTACCTCTAAGCAATACCGTACATTTGCGTACAAGCTGCTTCGTGAGTCAATACAAATGTTAAGTATTCTTTTAACATATATACGTATGAATCGTTTTCACTAGCTTTTTCTTCGTACGTCAAATCTTGTAGGACTGCCATAAATGTATATCTAGTATCAAGGAATAAGATCCGTTTACTGTTTGCAGTTGTTGGCATAAATTTATCTCTAATAAATAATACACCGTCAAACTCGAAAGCGTCTGGGATACCGAATCCTAATACTGCTTCTGATGGGTTAGTCACTTGTCGCTGGATGTTCAATAACAATCCTTTAACGTAGTTGTGAGTACTTGCATCAGTTACCGCTACATTAATCATTCCGTTGTTGTTGTAAGACGTTGCAAACTCTGCTCTAATACCTGAAAGAGTTGGGTAACCGCTTGACAAGTCAGTTGTGTTAGTTGCAATTGATTGAATTAATCCGTCTGGTTCTTCTGGGTTTGTGTCCTTATCACCATTGATAATCATATCTTCTTCTGCTTCCATAATAGAAGTAGTTTTAACACTTAGATCAAGTTGGCTTGGATCTACAAATCCTCGCATAGCTGCTACTGCTGGACCGCTAACTCTACCTTTTGCGTATAGGAATTTAATTCCAACACTTACTCGGTCGTAAACGTCAACTTGGTCTGCAATTGAAGCATTCTCTGCTGCCCATACTGCTCCGCCTTTGCTCGTAAGAGGTACGTAGTCGTAAGTTAAACCTTTAACTGCTCGTCGTGGTAACATATTACGAAGAGGAGTTTCACGTACTGTTCGGTCAACAATACTTGGGTCTACATATACTGGAACAAGAGCTGTTCCTGCTGTACCTGCACCGCCTGTTTGAGTATCGATTGATACTTTCTGCATTTGACCTGCAATTTCTTGTCGCTTATCAACTCGTGAGAACGGGTTGTAGTATTCACGACTGATTCCACCTAAGTCATCTTCGCCAACTTGGAAGTCACCGAATGAATCGTTAAAAGCTTTTTCAACAGAAAATCCTGCTGGTCTTTCACTAAATACTGCTTTATTCATTTTTCTTTTTACCTTATTAAAATAGGAAGTTTACCTTTGTTTACTTCGTTGTTTGCTTCAAGTTGATTGCCCTCTGGGGAATCGTGCTGTGCTTTAAGTACAGGACTGCCTTGAAGTTTTTCCATCTGCTCAACCATTAGAGCATTTTGTTTCTGTAAGTCTGCTACTTGTTTTGCAAGTTCAGATTCACCAGACTTTTCAGCTTCTTCTTCTGCTGGTGCTTCAGATTCTTCTTCAGCTGGTTTTTCTTCAACTGCTGGAGCTTCTTCAGCAACCGCTTCAGGTTCTGCTGGTGCTTCTTCTGCGTCTTTTTGCAATTGTGCAACTTCTGCTTTCAAAGCTTCGTTCTGGTCCAGAATTTCGTTAAACTCTTTTTCAGAGTATGTTTTTTCTTCTGCCATTTTTTGAGTTTCCTCGTTAAGTTTTTTACTAAATTTCTTAGCAAGTGCCATAGCCATTCCGTGCCTATTGCTCGGGATAGCAACAAAACTTGCTTCAAGAAGTTCTAATTCTGTATATACATTGACTGATTTTTCTTCAATCTTACGTTCTTCACAACCTTTAACCATAGCACCAATACTGATCCCGCAGTGTGCGCCTTCATCAAGCATACCCTTAATCATCTGTGCTTTAGGGTTACTTTCGTAAAACTTAGGCTCTGCAATTAAAGCTGTGTGTCCGTCAATGTTTTCGATCCGTTGATTAGTCCATTCACCAACCATATTTTCAATCTTGTTTTCGTGGTCCAAAAGAATAGCTGTTTTTCCTGACTCATTACCAGCAATCTTCAACAATGCTTCACGTGAAACAATTTCACCATCTCGGTCCATTGAATCATCACTAAGAACTGCTAAATATTTACTGTCAGAAGTCTTCATTAAAGTACGAAAAAGCTCAATCTTTCCTGGATTAGAATTGACTGTAGATTTTTGAGTTTGAGACATATAAAGATAAATAAGTTTACTTATATTTAAATAATTTCTATGATTGCTCGTTTTTAGGGGGTAATCGGTACTCTATGACGCAACGACAATTTACGTGCGAAGGCGGATAATCAAAGTTTTTACCAGTCTTATCATCAACAAACGGTTCATCAAATGGAACACCCTTTTTGAAATACTTTTTATGTAACCTGCGACAAATGTCGGAAGTTCTATCATCCATTACTGCTGCATAAGCTTTATGACCTTTAATCCCTGCTTTCTTATAACTCGTAAGTTTACCCTCGTTAATGAAGCGAGTTGTTTCTGTTCTTGCAATTCGCTCAGCCTGTGCTTTACCAACACCGTCAAAGATTTTCTCAATGTTTTTAGTCATCTGTTTTCGACTAACTTTATTTTGCACATCTTCCTGTACTTGGCGTAAGATCCGAACTTGCAGTTCTTTCGTTGCTCCTTTAATTCCGTACCACATTCGCCCGTTGATTGTATAACCGTTTAGTTGTTGGTCTTCTAAAGCCTTTACTTTTGAGTAATGTTCAGAACTCATACCAATATCCATAGTTAATTCTTGCTCAACTGCTTCCATACCTGATTTAACACCTTCACGAACGAATCGCCTGACGACTCTAAGGAATGGTCGTGCATTGACAACACCAAGGACTGTACGAACAAACTCGCCAAATGCCTTTGTGGTAATATCTGCAGCCATCTTCTCGACTGGTATTTCGTTGACTTTGTTAGTGACTTTCTTTTTCCAGAGATTAACATTTTGAAGGTAGAAGTTAGCATAATCATCAGACTCGTCAATAACATCCTCGCCTGGTTCGATTTCGTCAGAAACCGCCTTGCTACTTGTATAAACATCAATCGCTGGTTCTGTGTCCTCGTTATGCTCTGCTTCTTGTGGCGTAAACTCAATTAACGGTTCTTCAACCACTAAGTTATCAACGCAGTAAATATTGTAAAAATTTGATAAGATTGATTGTCGGTCTACTTCGTCAAGGTCTGCAACATTAAAGATTTCTTGCAAAGTAATTTGTGTCCAGTAATCCCAGCCCTCTTTTGATTTGAAAAAGAACGTGAACGATTCAGCTTGGTCAAACCTGTGCATAACTGGCACTTCTGTCGTGTGCTTCCTGAACTGTTTCCAAAATCGTTTAAATTCTAATCGTATCATTCTAAAAGTCCTCTACCCATCGGATTGCTACCGTTGCGTCAGTTGTTGCGTTAGTTGCTCGTACTGCAATAGTTAAAGTTTCGCCAGGAAGTATTATAATATCGGTTGTTACTTGTCCACCTTCACTTATTGAACCAGCAGCTGCAAGTGTACCGAAGTCTATTGCCTGACCGCCAGTTACTGTTGTTCCAGCTGTATCGTATTCTATTACCGAAGTATTAGTACTTATATCAGTGTACGCTGGAGTACCGCCAAGCGTTGTGTTTTTGAGAAGTTGGAACTCGGCTGGTTTATTACCGTCAACCGCTATACTGTATTTGAGAATGTTAATAGGTGTTCTATTAGTTAGTGTTTGGTATGTCGCTTTATTACGGATCGTTAAAATATTAGTGAATGAAGTTCCAACACCTGTTTTAGTGTTACCAATCGCATTAGTAGGACCAAGATATTCAATCTTACCCTCAACCTCACCAACACAAGATGCACCCTTTAATGTGATGTTTGTTGTGTTAGTCGTGTTCTCAACACTCCATAGAATAGGGAATGACGGATTAAGTAATGAAGGTACTGTGTTAGCGTTAGCGTATCGAACCTGATGCACTGTAACAAATCTTCCTGTGTTAGCATCCTCAATAGCGAACTCAATAAGCCCGAAGCCTAACCATTGAAAGTTAATTTGATAAACATTACCTTTTGTTGGGTCTAGATTTTGTCCAGTAGGGTTAGATGCACCGCCAGTGCCATCCATAACATCACCGTTCCAGTCTGCCTGAGCAACCCAAGTATCAACACTATTATTACGTGTCATTATACCGAAGCTTGTTCCGTTAAATCCAAAGAATAAACCGTCAACATCATCACCGCAACCGAACAACTGTTCAGAGTTAGCAACGCCTGTAGTGAACAAAGCAGTACCTCTTATGTGAGCACCTTGGCCTGGTCTATATTTAAGAAAGCGTTTGGTTTCAATCTGAGCACTAGAACTGGATGCAGCGGTTGTTTGCAGCACTGCCATAGAGTCCGCTTGAGTAACTGTACCACTGCCAGTCGTTGTTACATCAACCATATCAGTATTAACATTATAAACGAAATCAGCTTGTACTACTGGAGTAGGTTCAACCATTTCAACCTCGCCAAAAGCACCTCTTGGAATATTAACATCAAGTGCGTTACTAACTGGTTCGATTGCTACGTTTTGATATGAACCGCCTGACGTTCTACCAACGAGTACGTTCCGACCTAAGTTTGCAGTCATATTAGGCGCAATAAACGCATCAACACCAAGCACCTGTGCAGATAATGCTGTTGTTAAAAACTTAGTTTCAAAAAAGAAATCACCCTGTGGTGTTGAACCGTTAGTGAACTTATATGTGACATAAGGCGTGAACGCTGGAGCTGAGAACAATTGGAAACCATTACTAGCACTATACGGTACGGTTAAAGTACGTGCTATATCAGTGCCTGATGAATCAGTAGCAAACTCAACTGTAATAGTACCGTCTTCGTCAGCTAATATATGCGTTTGAACCTGTGTATAATTACGTAAGTCAAGAATACCACTGCTGTATTCTTCATCGCCAACTAATGGAGTAGTTGTTGAAAACGCACTAACTGCTGGGAATGGTCCGTCAATAACATTACCGCTTGAATCAACCTGATTAACTCTAACTGAATCCGCAGAAAACTGTACTACGTTCTGCTTTACGTTTTGCAATTGTTCGTTTGTTGGTGTGCCGACCATTTATTTATTACCTCGATTGATTGTGTGAATGATTGTGTTTAGTTCACGAATTACGCTGGTTGTTTCTTTTGCTGATTCGTGATACCTGTCGTTTGATTCTTTTATGTCTTTTCTGAACTCGCTACGTTCTTCTTTATGTTGATTAGTGAAACGGATAAATAAATAAATCATCACAAATAGAAACGTGACTGGTAAACCAAATTGCTCTAGCACTGTAACGAATGTTTCCATAACTAATCACCTGTGTGTACTTCTTTGTATGTTAAGTACAATTTAACACCTGCTATAATATTTAATAACAAAATCGGAATACGGATAATTTGGTACGCTATGGCTGAATTAATATCGCCTTGGAATATCGCCCAGAAACCAAAAACCGCTGTAATAAAATAAATTAACGAATCAGTAAGGAATACATACTTTAAGCGTTTAGACAACTTTTTATGCGATCGTAAATAAAACTTAGCGTGTGATAAAGTTATAATAAAACCCACTATAGAAACTACTATTGTTATTGCACCAATAGCGTCGTTTAAACTCATTCAAGCAACCCCTCAAACCGTTTCATAAATGCTTTTTCCTCTTGGTCGAGTTCTGCATTAGAAGAATCCTGCTGAGGGGATGCAACATTATCGGATGAAAAAGAGGGTGTTGAAGAATAAGGTTCATCACCCCACTCAACAGGAATAAGTCCACGAGATTTACGGTATTCGTTTATGGTCATAGCACCGACTTCAAGTTGTTTCATGTCTTGATCGAACTCAATCTGTTCTTCTACGTGCTCTTTAGGTTTATATTTGAACTTGATTTTTGGCGTTTCGTCACCCAATATTTCAGGGATGATTTGGCGGTTAATATGACGCTCGAATAGTTCTAAGTATGGCTTGATACCGTTCTTAACAGTAATACGCTCCTGTCCTGCTTGGTTTCCTTGATTTACATTCTCGTGGAAACCAGCTTCGACAGGGCTTACACCGAAAACGGCGAATACTAAGTGAAAGTACCATTTTTGACCTTCCAGCCATTCCATATCCCGTGCTGAGTTAGCAAACGACTTAAAGTCTGCATCGCTATTCTGGAATAATAATTTGTGTGCCTTACCCTGTGTTGCGTTCAAAACTTCTCGCTTAAAGTTCCGTAATTGCTCAGGGTTAGCGTTTGGTAATGAAACAATACCATCAGGTATTGCGTTGTTTTGGAAAAAGTCTTTGTTCCAGCGTGTTGCTTGAATAAGAGTTTCAAGAACTTGCTGGATCGACTGCACTGGAGAAAAACCATATAGGGTGTAGGACTTTTTATTCATACAATAGTAAACTACTTCTTCTGGATCAAATCGTTTCGGGTTTGTTCTTGGGTTCTTAAAGCTGTACTGATAGTACGCCATCAGGCGTTTGTAAATATCAATCTGCTTTAGAAAGGTCGATCCGTCAGCTGCACGAATTTCTAAAAGTCTTCGTTGCCCTAATGGTTTGAGCTTAAATACTGGTTGAGTGCCAATCTGCACACCAGCTTCGTTATATACTGGTTCTTCACCAGCATCTTCATAAGAATCGTTACTAAATACCTTAACAAGCGTACCTGCATCAATCTCGCCAAGGTCAGTAATCAACATAGAATGTAAATCGTCAATAGTTTCTGAATCGCTATTGATATTGTTTAAGAAATCTTCAACAAGCTTTTTCTCTGACTCATACGTTTGCTCGTCGTTTTCATCAGCGTTCATTAGATCCCAATCAATATTCATCACTTCTTTCTTAATTGTGTTAAGGACCATCTGCACCCAAGGGGATTGAGAAAAGTTACGCACTTCAATCGGATTAATTTTTCGTGGTTGACCAATACGTGCTGTAAAGAACCATTCTGGGAAAACTGGAAGATTACCCTCTACGGGTTGATTAGTATAACCAAAACCATTAAACGGTGCTTGAGTAGGTTTAATTGAATCTAAAAGCTGTTTGAACAATCCCATAGTTAATATAAATAAGTTTACTTATATTTAAATAATTTCTATAAAAGTAAAGAATCCTAGAAAGGATTCACTACTAAAGGTTCGGTGTAAACATACTTCCGAATGTGTTCTTGGTTTAAAGATTCGCTAACTTCTGGGTGTGTACTTAATCGAGTTTGGAGTTGCAGCCATTTAGTTTGCTTTATCTGTTCCTCAGTCTGTTCACCGTTCTCTGGTTTGAAATCTTTCTCAATCTCTGCTTTTAATTTCTCAGCAAGCTCAGGAATCAATTGTTTTGCTTTCGCATCCTGGTACGTTTCAGCCCAACTTTTATACTTGGAAATGTCTTTAAACAATTCTTGTGTATGTGCTTTGTTCTTTTCAATCTGACTTCGCTGTGCTTCCATCTGCACTAACTGCTGGTCCATCTTTTGCAGTTCTTGTTCAAAGTTCTGAATAGTTTGCAAAATATCTTTCGGCTTTAAATCTTCGTTCTCGACAGTTGTCTTTACCACAACCACGTCACCTTTTTGGTGGAAACTTCTTTTCATTTCACTCATTGTCCTTCAAACTCCTCTACTTTAGTAGGTTTCCTGTGTTCAATCGTTTCAACAACAGTCTTCTCGATAATATAACTTCCTGCGTTATTAATCTTAATCGGCTGACCGTCAAGACCTTCTGTTTCAACAATATTTTTATCAATTGCTTTTTTACCGTCTTCCGTTTTGTAAACTGAATATGTAATCACACCGACATTGTTATTTAATGACGCATCAAGTGCTGCAATAAACATCTGTGGTGGTGTTGTGTACCATTTCTTAAAGTTACCCATTTGTACTTTTTCGTGACGTGCTGAACTAAGCTCTTTTAATTCCGCAAGGCGTTTTCGTACTCGTGCTGGTACGCTTTTCATAATACTTAAATCGGCTGTGTTCTTTACTGCGTTAGCAGCTGTTTTGACAGTGTTCGTTTTCGGAACACCGCTTCCTAATTCTTTCTGTTCCATTTTGGTTTATACCCTATTTTTCTTATGCTTCTTGGTTCAAGTGAATACTTAAACATAAAATCGTTACGCTTTACTAATAAAGTGCAACAACGTGAGATTGATGTAATGTTTGCATCTATTACTTTTGAAAGTTCTCGTGTCGTGAAATACTTCTCAGGATGCTGCATTAAATACTCAGCTATTTCTTCTTGCCCGATTGTAATCGACCCCCTTTAGTATAACCGCAATACGGACACAACTTTG